TCTCAAGAAGGCTCTCCTCCATCTCTTCCAGCTTGGACGTGTCGATGACAATTCCGTTGTATGTCTGAAGCGCCAGATACGAGTTAAGGGGTTCGATGACCTCCGAGTGGAACTTGAGGAAGTGTTCCGGGAGGCTCTCCTCGAAGAGGTAATATAGGTCCAGCGTGTAGAAAACATCCATCGCATTGCCTTCAGCCACTTCCTCAATCGGCATGTTTGCGAAGTCTGTTTTGCTTCCATCTTTAGTTAGCATTGAATACCACTCCGAAGAATTCCTTTACGAGATCGGAGAGACTGTTTGGCTTATTCTCGTCTACGAACTTAGCCATGTTCTTCGTGCAGGCCACGTTGTTGACAGCGTGCATTGAAGCGATCCTCTTGTCCTTATAGAGGAGATGGTAGAGGAACTTCAAGTCGAACTTGGCATTGTGGAAGATCTTCTTGAACTTCGGAGATGTCAGGAAGTAATCTACGAACTCCATGAAAGGGTTATCGTAGTCTTGCTTGCACACCTCTTCTGGGCTGAGGAGGACAAAGGTTTCCTTCTCCTTGGTTTGTGGGTCTCGGAAGCTAATGCCCATCGTGCGGATACGATCCCGATTGAACTCAAAGCCTGTGGTTTCCAAGTCTACAGCAACAGGCACATTCGTTGCCTTCATCGCCTTGAAGCGATCAGTGAGAGCGGTGATTGCTTTGGTATCCTTAACGATTGTGAAGTCCTTCTGCTTGCTGCTAGCACCATCCTTGAAGATTCTATAGGCATTGGAGATATCTTTGATGAACAGATCCGCATACTTGGGCTCGCGGATCACCTGAATGGGGCTGTAAGTTGCCATGACGGGGACTCCGTTATAGTCGAACAAGCTCCCTCTTTTCGTCATGATACCGCTCTTTTTCAGCAGCATCTTTAAAGACAAGTTACCAAAGCAGATGATGAGCTTTGGTTTCACAACTTTGATCGTGTGCTCCAGATGCACTCTACAGATTTTCATGTCGTTCGCCGACATATCATCTGATCCAACGTAAGGACACTTGATGCAGGCAGAGTGAGATATATTGCCTAGTTCTGATTCTGGGATGCCTGCCTCGTCATAAGCTCTAAGTAGCAACGACAATTCCTTGCCCTCGACTGGGGTAATTCCGTTTGGCCCCCACCGAAATGAATCGTTGAGAACTAGGATATCTGCTTGTTGCATACCATCGTGGAAATAATCCTGGTATCCGTGGATTGGTTTCTTTTTCCTGAGTTGTGAACAACCGTTGCAGATTTCGGAGATAGTCATAACTATAGTCCTATAATAGGATTATGTCGTATATAAATAATGAGAGATTCGAAAAGGTTATTGCCGGTTACAAGGCTCATCCGGCTACCTGGGAAGATGAACTCATTGAGAACTTCGAACTTCTGATTAAGAATATATTCGACGGATTCAAATTTCAGGGAGTTGAGTTCGACGACGTGAAGCAAGATTGCTTTCTATTGATCTTCGTAAAGATCAAGAACTTCAGCCCAGATAAGGGAACCGCATTCAACTTCTTTACAACGGTGATATTAAACAATATCAGACTGATGTATAGTAAAGAGAAGCGACAAAAAGAAAAGGTCCAAGCCTACCTAGCGAAAGTTCGAGAACAGCTAGGAGACCTGGACCCAACCCCCCACTCAGACCCTTAATTCTGAGTAGATACTCGGGAGGTAGTCTTTCGTAACGAAGAACTTAGTGTGCGACACAATCAGTGTCGGAGCAACCTTAACATTGAAGGTTGCAAAGAGTTCGGGACATTCGAAAGAGCTAATGATATATAGAGGATAAGTATCCTCAATCATCTGATAGCGATGCTGAATCTTATTCAACAAACGCTCACACGGTTTGTCAAATAGATTCAAGAACAACAAACCATACTTACTCTCATCCTTCTTGTGCTGTGTGAGTGCGTGTGAGATCGTAGCATTGCTAAGATCGTTGTTCTTTACGCATTCAAGAAGATCAGAATAAGAAACCCAGTTATCACTTGTAACCCAAGTGAGGTTAGGGACTTCAATTAGTTCTGCTGACTTAGGACTTTTTCTAATCAACATCATTCGGACTCTGGTGCTTCAGGAGGGGCAGTTTTTAGCATTTCCTTCGTTAGGCTCTTGACAGCTTCGGTATCAATACCATCTTGCTTGAGCTTATCTTCATTCTCTTCTACATACTTGTTCATCATATTCAGTGCATTCTTATGGAATTGCTCTAAGCCCATGAAAAATACGGCCTTGATGAACTCTTCTTCGTTTGCCCCCTCAGGCAGCATAGTCTTTTTAAAACCAAGAAAACCTTCAGCCTCATCCTTGGCAAGTTTAATTACAATTTTCATTCTACCTCTACTTTGCTCTTTAGTCTTTACGGTTGCGTTATTAAAACTTACATTAAGTTTGTCATCTGACATAGCCTATTATAGACGTGGAGGCCGAAAATGCCAAGCAAGAGATCAGAAAAAAGAGAAGAGTCAGCGGAAGACTATCTAGCCGAGCTGTCAGAGGGGAAGCGGAAACGTGTGAACTCTCGCAAGAAGGGCGTCAATTTTGAGAACAAGGTTTGCAAGATCTTGAACGCTAGATTCAACACCACAGACTTCATGCGTAGCCCGGGCAGCGGTGCGTTTGCCACGACTCACAATCTTCCAGAACATTTGCAAATCTACGGAGACCTAATTACACCAAAAGAGTTCGACTTCGCTATCGAATGTAAGAAGGGATACAACAAGGTTTTCATCGACGACTTCTTCAAGAAGACCTCGGATCTGTGGAAATTTTGGGCTCAAGCCGAAAGAGACGCAAAAAAATCCGCGAAGTGGCCTCTTATAGTATGGCAACAGGATAATAGAACTATTCTAGCTGTAATTCATGCTGATTATGAACCTACAAGTGGATACTTAAACAATACAGATATAGAACCTATAAGATACAAAAATATACTTGTATACAAACTAGAGGATCTACTAAGTATCACTAAAGATATTTATTGGTTCGGAGTTCTACCCAAAAATTCTGTGTAAGTGAACTAATTGAGATTTGAGCATCTTTACCATTTCTGTGACAAGCTTCTTGTCAGCACGGTTAAAAGAGTTTTCATTCAGTGAGGAAAATCCTAATTCTTCGAATAGGCTCTTACTTACAGAACAAGTTCCAGTTGTTGCCCCAGCACCAGTTCCATTAAATCTAATTGAATAGTTAGAATTGCCAGGTGTAGTTATAGAAAGACCGAACGAGGACCCAGCACGGGTTATACCATAACTATAACCTTCAGTTCCTTCAATCAAAGCTTTAAGAGGTCCTACTGCCAGTGAGTTATGGTTTCCAATAAACTGCTTATCTGACATAAGATCTGCATAATGCAAGCTCTGTGGGGAGTTCACTCCACCAACAAGACCTAAAATCAGGGCACCTGCCTGACGATCTTCGATGTTGTCAGAATCAAAAAACTCGGTAAGCTTGCTTTCCAGCACCCTTCGTCTTAAGCATTCTTTTAGTCTTACCTTGTATCTCTCCATCTTTGCTGGGTCTGGGTTCTTCTTTTTAGCTTCTTTGGCAAAACTATCAGCTAGGGCAAATGCTTCATCTTTCTTTGTGTTTTCCCCTTGAATACTAGAACCTCTGATTGCGTTCATAATATCAGTTGCCGTCATGTTCGCTGTATTTTCGAGAGTGCCATTGATGTTCACTTTAGGTAGGGCAGTGTCAATTGTCTTGTCAACGTCAGCAAGATGCTTATCGAAAACTTCAGCAGCTTTCCTAGAAACTACTCTGTAGTTTCTAATGCCAAGATCTTTCGCTACGTTTGAAACCCAGGGAGAGTTGCCTCCTGCACCAGCTAAACTGATGTCTTCTGCGATACTTGCGAGACTAGCTGACCCCGTGTTAACTCCAGTTGAGCCTTTGGCAGAAGAGGTCTTCAATCCTTCAGGGACTACGAATATAGGTTTGTTTAAGTCATACTGACTACCAGGAGTTGTCAGACCCGCATTTATAACCATCTCCTTAAACTCAGGATTCATATTTAAGAAGTCGTTCATTGTCATTTGTTTCACAGCATCTGGGGTTAGTCCACTATTCTTTGCGGCCTTCCGGGCAGATTTTAGATCGTTGTATCCTAGCATTACGTCTGATCTAGATCCTTTACCTACTAAACGTCCTGTTTGAACTACTGCGTCTGGGATTCCGATTTTCTTGAATCCAGCCATAACCTTAGAGGTTAGCATTCTATTAATTCCTTTTAGTTCGTCACATGAAAATGAATCATGCTTTACTTCTAAAAGATCTTCATAGCTCTGAATAGGAATACCTCCAATTTCTTTACCTGCTGCTCTAATTCTTCGGTCGATTGTTTGCATAGTCTTGCAAGCATCTCCGATCTTAGCCATATAGCTTTTTATAAGTTGCTGATACTTGCCAGCATTGGCAGGATCAGCCCCAGCAGCCAGAGATAAAGAAGCTATCTTCTTCCAATGCTCGAAAAGAGTTCCGATTGCTGAGTTTTCAGAACCTTCTGTTTTAATCTTGTCAAGAAGATTTAATACATCAAACTTAACACCGTGCTTTCTTTCTAGGAACTTGACCAAATCTAAGAAAGATCTACCTCTGTCTGGGATGATGATGCTGTCCATCTGAGTGATGCCTGCTAAGGCAATTCGCCTATCGTCAGTTAAGCGAAGAAGACTAGTCATTAGTTGCTTTTCATCTGTAGTTAGTTTATTTTTCTTGGCTAACTGCATAAACGCTAAGAAAGACTCTCTCAAAGCTATCTTATCCTCTTCAGAGATTTCCTCCTCTGGGACACAAACTTCATTTGGTTGACAAGAACCGTCTAGAAGCTTCTTTAGTGTTTCTCCGATCTTTGGATCGCTAGAGAACTCAATTGAGTTTGCAATAGAATTTTGTGAGTGACCTAAGATGTTAATTCTAGCTTGCTCTATACTGCCGTTAAAGTAAGCATCTCGCATAGCATCTTTGTGGCTGTCTCCCACTAGGTTTAGAACGTCGTTGATAAACTTGCAGCTATCCTTCTGATTCTTGTAATAATCTTTGAATTTATTTTTGAGATTATTGGCAACACTTTGCCCTAAGTTTCTAATACCAGTAGTAGCTACGATAGTAGTTGTAGATGTTTTGAACTCATCTCCTGGGCGTAAGTCTTTGACTAGTTTGTCGAATCTGATCTGTGCTCTACAAACAGCCTCATCGTCCTGAGCCATTTGAGCTAGAACTTCCTCAACGTCTTGATTGATTTCTAAATAGTCTGCTTGCTTTAGAGCTTCTTGTCTGTATGCTTCTACATCTACTGGGGCTGGTTGAGTTTCTACTGCTTGCTGACCTTGGTCTTGGGTTTTTCCTTTGGGTTGCTCCGATGTTCCAAAATACTTTGAATGAAACTCTTTCATTACTTTTTGAGCGACAGCAGCACCATCTCTTACTCTGTATGCGGTTCCATCATTTAATAGACCTATCTGGGTTCCTCCGACTTTTACTACTATCCCTCCCCTATCTGCTCTTTTATTATCAGGAGAGATTGAGATTGTGTTCCCTCCGGGGCTTTGTGTAGGTGGTTGCTGAGAAACAAAGACATTGTATAATTTAGCTACGTCACCATAGTAATCTGGTTCATTACCTTGTCCTACCTCATCAATACGAGTTATGCAGCAGCCACGCTTATGGTATGAGTTCAGGAGTTCGAAGAAATAGTTCATGATATGAAAAAACCCACCTATAGTATTTATAGGCGGGTTTCAGATAAGGAAGTAAAAATTAGTAACTTATCAATCAGAGAGTAGGACCAATGAAGTTAGATTCAGCCTTAGTTCTATTTGCATAAGTTGCATCATGGCGGTAATCCATGAAATCGTATCTAAAGCCTACTTCGAAGGTGTGGAACTCGTTAGCCGTGCTGTAGTTGCTCTCAGCAGGCTTGAATGACTTAGGATAAGCACCAAAGTAAGTAGTTACTGAGACTGGGTTTCTACCATTGTCATAGAAGACAACATCAATAGCACCAACCTTTGCCCCAGCGGCACTGCGAGCTTGACCTGTCCGTGGGTCGTAAGTGCAGGTTCTAAACCAATCGAATAACTTCTGAGTTGATTCGTTATAAATCAAGTGATCAAAAGTAATGGTTAGCTCGTCAGTAGTGGCTGCTCCTGGATAGTATAAGACATCATTGAGTCGTCTTACTGCGATGTCTTCGACACCATGTCCTGCTGAAGTTACCTTCTTGGCAGCGAGAGTCAGATAAGTGTTGCTACCAATGAAGAGAGAAGGCGGTAAGTTTTTGAACTGGACCTCGAAGCTGTATGTTCTAACTGAATCTAAGTTAGTTGATACAGCAGGAAGCTTGTTGTTCTGAGGGACCGCGAGTCTCCCTTGATTTAAAAATGATTGATATTCATTTACTCTTGCCATTTTTTAAAATTCCTTAGCTAATCGTTCCTGACTGTGAGATCAGGTTAAGTTCGAAGACAATTGCTTCTGCTGTTTTCGTTGGTCTAATAACAACCTTACACCAAAGTTCGTTTCTATCAACCCTAACAGGAGTGTTAGTAGTTGCATCACAGATTACTGAGTATTCTGTAATACCTCTTCTGTTTTGGATATCAGCAAGGAGACCATCAGCAGTTTCCTTGATGCGTTCCCAAAGAATAGGATCGTTTGGCTCGAACAGGTATGATGTAACTGATCTTAAAAGAACCTTCTTAATGTATATAGCAAGAAGTCGAACATTGATTCTATCCAGTGCAGTCGGGGTGCGCTGTGCAGTTCTTTGTCCAAAGATAGTGATACCTTGTTGAGGGAAGTTTACGATTGGGTTGATTGCATTACCCCCACTATAGAGGGAGTCTCTATCACCCTTAGAGAGTCTAACTTCAACATCAGTTGGCTTCGTTAGACGACCTCTGATGAAACCAGCAGGAGCAAACCAAAGCTCACTTACACTAGCCGTGTAAGCCATTTGTCTTGCGCCGTAAATTGCCGGGTCCATTGTAATATCTGCTCCGAAGGTAGGAACAAAAGTCTTAACGTGAGGCCAATAAATCGCTGCGTAAGAGGAGTTGATGGCTCCGGTTCTCAGGTCAGAGAATCCGTTAGACCAGTCGATAGCTTCTTGAGCAGTATCTAAACCTTGTGGCGGGGAAACTACTGCTAAGAAATCAGTGGTTTCTTCGGCAAGAGTTATCAACGCATTTTGCACAGCTTGATCATGATAACCTGGGACAAGTGCGATTGAGATGTTTAGGATATCATCATCAAGAGCATACATACCTTCTCGTAGAGAAGCGTCACCGATGAGGGCTGCTTTTTCTGAGGCAGCATCACCAGTCCCGTCATTGCCTCCAGATAGGTTATATGTTGCTGGGATTAGTTTAGCGAATCTTGGAGAAGCTAGCGGATCTACTGCTAGTCCGCCCTGAACACCAGAGACTACAGTCTTACCAAACATACCTGGGAGAGGGTCCCAGAAGTTGGCGAGCGCAGTCGGTGCAGAGAATGAACTTGTTTCGTAGTAAGGAACAGCCTTGATAATTTCAGAAGTTGGGCTAGTTTCTGATACGTTAATTACATTTGTAAAGAACAAGTTATTGTTGTTAGTGAATGAGGCTTTGAAGGTCTCGTAGGAAGCTCCGGCGTCGTTTACAGTAACTGTAAAGTTATCTCCACCGACAGCCTTAACCTCAACACTGTTGCCTCTGATAGAGCCATCATCATTAGTGCCTATGTTGTATCCTGTGCCTGGGTAAAGGCTCTTTACTAGGTATTTAACAGAGCTAGTCTGAAGGCTTATACCCGATGCAGTTACATTATCTGTCGCAACACTACCAATCAGGTTACCTGAGATATCTAAGGCATTAAAGATAGGAGCATTTGCTGACAGCATTAGCTTGGCATTTTGGCCTGGGAAAGAGCCTACAATGATTCCCGCATCACCTGAGGCGGGGAACAGTGAAGTTGGGACATTCTGACCAAACTCATTAATCGTGTAAGGGAATTGGACGAAAAGCTTAAGGTCATCACCTTCAGTGCCAATGGCTTTAGCAAGTGCTATCTGCTGAGTTAAAGCCATATTCTTAGTTAAATTAAACTGCTTCCAAGCAGTCGGGAAAGCAGAAACACCGTTATTATCAACGACCTGAGCTAAGATGGTTAGCTCATTGTTGACTCCATAGCTGTTCCCTGAGACCGCGATCGCTGGGCAAGCTCCGACGGAGACCGCAGCACTTGCTTCAATAGCATCGCTTGTTGCTGCGCGGACAAAATACATAATGTCCGTGGTTTCTAGAATCTCCAGAGCACCTTCGAGGCCCTGACCTGGAAGACTTGCCGTAGGGTTTCCGAAAGTCTTCACTAAGTTATTACCATCAGTAATCAAAGTTGCTTTATTTACAGGACCTTTCGTAGCAAACCCAACTATACCAACTGTAGCAGGAGAAATGGCTACAGGATAGTTTGATTCGTCCTTTTCAAAGACATAGACGCCTGGGCTAAGAATGGATACCATATTACGTTCTCTCTAATTTTAATAGATGCTTTCTTACCATCTTTTTGATCTGATCACTTACTGAGCTTTCCTCAATAATGACAGACTCTTTCGGCTTAAGCCAAAACGAATCAGGACCCCTTGGGGTTTTAAGGAATATATTAAATCCTTGCAATGATAGGTTAATTAATTTATACAAGTCATTTACTCCTCTAAGGTATTTAGAAGATTTCAAACAAAAAACTTATAGAAATCTAAAATTTTAAATTACGCCGGTATGTGTATTTCGTTGTTAAAGGACTCAATCTTGCCTGTATTTGTAATTACAAATTTAGGGTTAGATATGTATCCCTCTACTGATATACTGAAAATTCTTCTGATCACTCTGTCTTGCCCGTCTGAGATTTTAATGTCTCCCTGATTCTCCTCATCACCTAAATAAGCGTTTGTTTGATTAGAGTGTCTAGTCTCTATTAAAAGTTGTGGATTAAAAGATCTTCTGATTTGTTCTGAGATTTGATCCATGTCTTCTTGATACTTAGACCAAATACTTAATTTGTATGTTATGTTAACGGCTGCTGGAGCTAGGCTAGCGACTCTCACGGCTCGGTTAGATACTTTGTCTATATACTTTTCAAATATCATTGTAGAGTCTGGTCTCAATCTGTTTTGGTCAAGACTCTCTGTCTCTCTGTAAATAGAAATTACAGGCAAGATAATATTAGCTTCTTGTTTTAGTTTAGCAATAACTCGTTCTGCACTTCCATGCCAACAAGGGATCTTAATAACTTTACCTTCATCATCTAAGTGAACAAGATTAGAGAAACTAGATATAAGATACTTAAGGATATCTTTGTAGACATGAGTTATAGAGTTACTTCCTTGCGATCTTTTTAGGATCTCCATTTTTGTGTCAGATACGAAATTATTGTAAGCATCCATTTTAGAACGTTGTAATGATTGGAGGTTCTTCTAGCTCAGTAAGAAGCTCTTGAATAAGTTGTTCTTTTTCTGCTGTAGCTTGCTGAATAAGAGCGTCACCATTAAGTTGAGCGCCTCCTCCAGGTCCTGGGAGAGTGGTGAATTTACTTCGGATCTGTCCAAGAATCTCTTTAGAGCAGGCTAAAGCAAATCTCTTAATCCAAGACTTGTAAGAAGGATGAATCGTATTACTGTCCATTGCTCTGTATTCTAGGATACAGTAATCATCAACAACAGGAGTAGGAGTTACCTGAAGGATTCTGTTGTTTAGAACATCCCATGAACCTTCCTGAGATAGAATCTTGCGAACCATTTCAAGGTGCATCTGAAGGATGTAGAACTCGCCTACAGAGAAATCTGAAAAGAGATGAGCATCTTGGAAATACTTGATAAAATAATCAAACTCCAAAGTGCCAGCTTGAGCTTGAATAGAGAGCAACGTTTTCTTATACACGACATAAGTAAGGTTATCCGCTATGAATTGAGGAAGTTCATACAGATTCTGTCCTGAGACTGTCTGCATAACCGCGTATTGTTTTGTCCAGACAGGAGCATGATAGCTCATGCGTTGAACTGCTTCATCAATTGCGGTTTTGATTTGGAAAGGAGTAAGCTCTACCTTCACTACCGGATATCCTAGTCGAGCTAATACAAAGTCTAAGATCTCTCTGTAGAAAGGGTTAAGCTCTTCTAGACTAGTCTCAAATGATGCTGTCGATCCATATAGTTCTTTACCTATATCATCGGTTGGTTTGTAGTCTGTTAGACGAGCGCCATCATATTGAGCATAAGAACTGCCCCAAACTATATTAGCTTTAATTCCTGATACAGCCATGAGTTATCCTTTAAGTTTCTTCTTAGGTGAAGAGATGCTAACTGGTTCAAAGATTTCAACTAACACTGATTGGTAATTTGCAGGCAAGTAGTCTAGGACTATTTCTTGATCGGGATTTACAGTAATTAGCTTCTCTGCAAATGATAAAATTATCTTTGTTTTCGTTATGTTTTTATACTTAGCCATACTAATAATATGTAGTGCCTTGAAATAGAAAAAGGTCGGAGGTTTTTACCTCCGACCTAGTTCATAGCTAGTTTTCCTAGCTTAGGCTTCTATCAGAAGCCGCCGTAGCCACCGTTAGCCGGGAGGGCAACACCACCGTCAGCGGTAACTCGACCCATTGGTCTTACGATGAAGTCCGTTGAGGCACCGACAACTCTGATCACGCGGAAGAAGCGTGAAGCAGGCTGAATAGCGACCTTACCGTAGCGGGTTAAGAGACCCTTACGTGGTTGGAAGCTTTCAGGATCGGTGATCGTTGGGAGTTGCTGGAGTGGGATGTAGGGGCAGTAGATGAACCCTGAATCCATTGGACCAGAACCCTTATAACCCATGAGGATTTCATCCGTTGGGAACATTGGATCAACGAACAGATCATAGCGACCTGCGAACTTGCCCTTGAACTCGATTGACGTGTTGCCAATGTTGGTTGGGCGATCGTTACCAGCAATACCACCTTCAAGCTTGGCAGCGGACTCAAGGAGGGCAGCCATGATTGGTGAGGTGATCATCCAGCTACCAGGACCACGGAAGGTCGTGCGGTAGATATCCTGTGAGGCAAAGTTGATCGTTGCCAGCAGGTTAGCATAGACGTGACCAATGTGCTGAGGAGCAAAGGTCGTGCCAGCGCCGTTCTGGAAGTAGGTGAGGTCAACGACGAAGACGTTTGAGTTCTTGGGTGGTTGAGCATCAGACTTAGGCATCCCAGTCTGGAAATCATACTCAAAAGAGCCTGGAGCGAAGGACGTTTCGCCAGTCTTAGGCTCTCTGCCTGGGAATGCGGGGAAGTTATTGGGATTGCCTCGTGGGTCTAGTGAACCAGGATACCACCCACCAAATGGGTCACCAGTAGCACCATCAACCTTACCGTAAGCAATCATTCGCATATCTTCGATTAGCTCGCGGTCAATTTCGAGCTGAAGCTCGTTTGACAGGAGTGAAGTAAGTTCTTGTTCAAGATCAAGGTTGTGGTAAGCCTTGAGATCCTGTGATGCTTCCAGAGTCCAGAGAGCACGCATCTTGCGAGTGCGAGCCGTGACTGGCTGAGTCTGGATTTGCAGTGAGATCTCTGGGATACCAGTGCCTTGCAGTTTTTCACCAGCAGAGACTGACCAACCAAGTGTCGTGGTGCCATCAGGCCAAGAAGCAATCTCTCCACCCATCGTGGTTGAAGGTGAACCATACTGATCACGAATGACTGAAGAAAGGTCAAACCCGTTTTCATAGTTAGCAAAAGCGAGGCCAGGATCAGTTGGTGAAGCCGTGCCATCAAAGCTACCAACATTATTTGTGCCTGAAGCAGAACCGATCTTATTTGCAACCTTGTTGCGATAGGTCAGGTTATACTTGCTGTAGATGTTCTGAATGTCAGCACCGTAAACGCGGTTGTGACCAAGGTAGAAGACCTGTGAGACAGGACCCTGCATTGGCTGGGTTGCACCAAGCTGATTGAAGATCAGGTTTGGGTAAACGCGACGGACGATTGGCATGGCGAACTTTTGGAAAGTGCCAAGCATACCGACAGTCGTGGTGCCTGGGTTTACTGCTGCTTCTGAGATCATCTTCTGGCGATCGTTCAGGATTGCCTTAGCTTGATTCTCAAGGAGGGATGCGGTAACTTTACGAGTATAGTTATCGTTAATGCCCTCAAGGACTGGCTCCCACTTCTGTGTTAATCTTTCGGAGCCACCAACATTATCTAG